ATTTAAAATTATTTTTGTCCCAGGAATACCTGTAATATCAGCCTTTACAAAATAGTCGTCTGTATCTGAAGAGGTACCTTGTATTTCTTCACCTACTTGAAAAGTACCTTGAATATTTGTACTACCTAAAACTAACTCGGTAACTTCATCTGTACCGATTTGAAACTTTTGTAGGTTTTCAATAATAGCAGTTGCATTTGAATTTTTACCTGTAATTGTTCTACCAATTAATTGTGCTGGGTCACCAACTCTGGCAATAACTCTTAAAATTTGTTGTGAGTCAAATTGACCATCTGAAGCTTTTAAAATTTGTTCTCTAGGATAAAAAGTTTCTGACTTTTCGTTAAATAATAATCTAAAAAATAATTCATGTCCTCTTTGCGTACCTTTTGAACGGTAAAAAGATTTTATGTTTTTAACTAATTGTCTTTTATCAACATCTTCATTTAAAGTTTCAGGAAGAGTTGATAAAAACTCATCTCTCATTTGTGTTAAGAAGTAAGAAACAACTTTATCAGGATCCCTAAAGTTTACAAGGTCAACAATGTTATTTACAGGATTAGGAGTGTAACCATCAAGTGAAGCTGTTGCGTTTGATGTTTGACCTACAATTAATTCGCCACTAATAAATTTATCTTGAGCAGATATAATTAAACGGCCGTTTGTTAAGTCTTCAACTAAAATTACTGCTTCTGCATTTGAAGTTTGACCTTTAACGGTTTCACCTCTAGTAAATTTACCAAATTCAGATTCTTCATATAATATTTTATCACCACCGTCTAGTGTTGTTCTAGCTGTATCTATTCTCGTTGCGTTTAATACTAGATTGTTTGCTTGACCTGTTTCAGTTTCTAATAATATACCAACCGTAGTTTGTACGGAAGTAACTTTAATTTCTGCTGATTCTAATAACTGATAATATACCTTTAAGAACTCGGCAAATTTTGGGTGGTCTGCAACTACATATTCTGGTAATTGCTGATTGAGAATGGTTGATAGTTTTTCATTAAACTTTGCCATTTGTCATTAATAACTTGAACTTGTTGTATAACCGATACCTGCCTCTGAAGAACCTCCGACAAAAGTATCTGCTGTTACATTTATTGTAGAATTAGGAATATCTATTTCAACAATTTGGTCTCTAACAGGAATAATGTCATTTGAAGCTGGTGTTACGGTTAATTCAATTACGGTTGAAGCTGCTCCTCTAATATTTGAAATTGAAGATATTGCTAAAGAATTTAAAGTTATAGAACCGGTATCGTAATCAATTGTTCCTTGAGTTGAGTTAGCGTATGTTTTAACTCCTGAAACAAGATAGTATCTTCTAACATTTCCTTGACCATCATCATCTAAAAAATGTTCGTTAGTTGTGTCTCCGGCAATTTTAAATCCTGTAGAACTTAAAATACCACCACCTGCTGAATTGTGTCCAGAATGTGGATTGTATAATGCATTTCTAAAATAAATGCTGTATGCGTTTGATGAACCTAAAGTTGGTGTAAAATTTTTTCTCATTTTAACGGTTGTTATATTTGATAAAATACTAGGGTCAGTACCATCAATAATACCTGTTAATTTTGAATATCTGAATATTGAATCAAATTGTTGCAATGTGTTTGTATTATAATTTGTAATAGAAGTTATAATTTCTGATTTTATAGTATTTGCTGTTTTGGTTGTTGATTTAGCGTCAAATTTAATTGCTGATGTAATTAAAATAGAAGTTGTTTCGGGGTCAACTATATCTGGTTTTACTGAACCAACATTATAAGGTGCTAACTGCGTTATAATATCATTTTTTGTTGTTTGTGTTAATACTGAACCTGATTTTGGTTTGATTGCAATTTTAACAATACCATATCTTGGTGTTTCGTCATCTTCACCACCCCAAGCACTAACTGATTGAGCATTAGGATATAAACTTTTTATAAGCGTTTCATAATCAGTTGCCGTAACTGCTCTGTCTTGAGCTGCATAATTTAATGGTGCATTAAATCTAATTGACTCATTTGTTTCTGGCTCTGTTCCACCTGAAGAGGCAGAGTTTACCGTAATTGCAACATCTGAAAAACCACCAATAGAACCTTGTAATGTAAAATTACTTGCGCCGTTAGAAACGGTTTTATTAGTTACAATATATTCTAAAATTACAATGTTACCATCTTGTGGTTTAACACCTGTAACTCCGTCACCAAAGTAAACTTCAAACTTGCCATCTGAACCTTCTTGTAAAAAATAAACTTTAGTTGTATCATTTACGCCATTATAACCAACAGCTGTTGTGTAAGATGATGTTGTTGTATCTGTCGCACTATTTTGAAGTGAAACTTGTAAAGTTGAAATATCTGCATTAGCACTAGGTATTACAAATTTTTGGTCAACATCTAAACTATCAACCGTATATTTAAAAGTAACTAAAGTACCTTCGTAAATATCTAAATTTTGTAATTTGTAAATACCATCTGTAGGTGTAATAGTGTTAATTTGATTTGTAACATACTCGTAAGTAATACCACTTACGGTTGTTGAGAAAACGGTTCCTTTATTCATTGTAAGTACGGTACCTGAAGCATTGTTTAATGTAACATCAATATTTGCTTTAGGTGCTCTACAAGAAGCAGGAGTATAACCTATCATTTTAGCCAATGACACAATATTATTTCTTATGTCAGCACTATCAAGATACAACTCATTCGTTGTCATGTTTGCTAAGTATGATAGATAATGTGTGTTGTAAGATAACACATCTAATAATACTGAAAATCCAGAACCTTCAAAATCATAATCTTGAAATTGTGTTTGATTTTGTAAAAATGTTTTTAAGTTATCTTTTATTAAATCAAAATCTAATTCTGAAACTGATAGTTTATTACTTGCCATATTATCTTAACCTTTTTAAGAATGTACTTACTATTTGTGGTCCTGGAAAACCTTGTACATAAAAATAAATATCTATAACTAATCTATTACCATCCATATCATCATCAACTTTAATATCATATAACTCAACTCTTGGTTCGTAGTTTTGTAAAACTTCAGCAATCTTATCTTTTAGAAAAACTGCTGTCATAGGTGTAAAGTTTTCAAATAATAATTCTCTTACACCACAACCTAATTCGGGATTAAAAGGTCTTTCGTAATAATTAGTTTGTACTAAATTTTTTACTGCTCTTTTAATGGCAGTAATATCTTCTACAACATTTACATCATTAGTAACCGTATTTCGGCTGAAGTCTAGGTCTAAATCTCTAAACTTTCTTGAATTTCTTTTACTTGTACTAGTGTTTTGTGAATCATAAATGCTCATAGTGCTAATATTTATAAGACTTTTCTAACCGTTTGCAAAAACATTACCAGAACCACTTGTCATAGCACCTGCGTCTGCACTATCACCTATTCTACCGACTTTTATACCAACAACATAAACATTTGGCGAACCAGCATTTACATTTGCTACATGGTCCGGACAAGGTGGATTAGGAGGATTAGGGTGAGCTACCGTAGGGTCACCAATTCTTGCAACTAAAATATTGTTTGCAAAAACCGTACCTTGACCCGGCGTAGCTAAAGTAGTCGTTCCTACACACGCATGACCTGTTGATAAACTATCACCTTTTCTACTAACGGCTGGCATTTTTAGCTTTTAAAGCCTCTCTTCTTCTTTCTTTAACTAACTCTTGTTTTATTTTTCTACCGATTGGTATTAATATACTATGGCACATTTCTTTGCCTTTTTTACTGATATATTCAACACTAATCATTGTATCTTTAAAATGACCTTGTACAGACATTATTGCTTTTTTTAAACTTATCTGCTCGGTCTCTTTTTCATCACCATTTGCATTCCAAAACTTAAATAATCTCATTTTCGCCATAAATTACTTTTCATCATGTCGGCATGTAGTACAACATTCGATTGTAACATCTTTTCCATCACCATCTTTGTAAGTCTGCATACATTTTTCGCCACAATGACATTTATGTCCACAATTATTACAATTTTCCATGAAATTTCTCCTTTTCTACTATTTATTAAAAATTACAAGCTGCTTTCATCTGCTGTATGTTAATTCTTTTCATGTCATCCATAGAATCCATTGCTGATTCGCCGATTCGCTCATAATCAGGCGACCATTTGCACTCGAT